ACATGTCAACGGTGTTCGAGAAATGGCAAGGTTCTATCAAGTATAGATTCCAAGCTGTTAAATCAAACTTTCACAAGGGAAAGATCCTACTAAGGTGGGATCCGCGAGCTAACGATGCAAATATCCAATATAATACTGTTTACAGTAGGGTAATCGATCTCGCTAAATGTGATGACTTCGAAATATGCGTGGGATGGGGCCAATCAGCTCCATTTTCAACCTGTGGGAACATGAATACCACAGAAACGTTTTATAGTAATAACACAAGATTACTTAATAACACAACTGGACAATATAATGGGGTACTAGAAGTTGCTGTCGTGAACAGTCTCGTATCCCCATCTATTGATTCACCAATTCAATTCAACGTCTTTGTCTCGGCATGTGACGATTTGAAATTTGGAGAAGTGTCTACTAATAAGATGAAACAATATGGCCTTTGGCCTACGGCAGCGCCGGCTCAGTTCGTACCCCAATCAGGGATCGTAGATGGAGCGGCAATTGCTGGCACTTCGGAAGGAGCTACTGATGCTCCAACCAACCCTGATCCTATCGCTCCCATTGCGAAAACTTCCGCAGTAATGGATCAGACCATGAATGTCTTCTTTGGTGAAGCTCCTAAGTCAATTAGGGAGCTGAATCGGAGGTATGTCTTGCATCGCACAGACGTACGATCTTCTTCGGCAACTTTTAATACTAAGTTGTTGAAAATCAAAGACAAAGGCCTTGGCTTATGGCCGGGATGGGACCCTCAAGGGGTTGACACGGTGGACGGAAACCCGTGCAACATTACCATTCCAACATTTGCCCAATGGTTTAGTCCTTGCTATTCAGGATGGCGAGGCAGTACTCGAACAAAGTACTTGTTTGGTGGTAACACCGATACTAATCCAATCGTTTCTCGAATTGGTTACACAAGTGATCAAAGATATGTAGAAGTTAGTTCCGCACTTGCGGATCCTGCAACTGCTACTAAGAGATTAACGTTTGCAAACGGTCATTTTTC